CCGATGCCGTTCAGGGTGAACGTATAATGACCTACGGGTGGGTGCAGGTCAGCGGGCACGAACCCACGATGGCCGAGTACGTAGGATGGGTAATCAGCGCGGACTGGGATGGATATGTCGCGTATAACGCCGGTGGATGGCCGGGATGTAGCGGGGGGCCGGTGGTGCGTGATGACGGGTGCGCGGTGGGTGTGGTGTCGCGGTACGGGCGTGAGCGGGGGCAGTTGATGGACTCAACGGTGCTGGCTGCCCCGGCGTCGGCGGTGCGGGCACTGATGGAGGGAGCAGCGCTATGAGGTGTGATGAGAGACGTCGTCGCCGGGACAGCAACGAACATATATGGGGTGCGATGGACCTAGACAAATAGGGTGTTATATGCCAACGAATAAACGTCTGGTAGCGGCTGAGTTTGCGTGTTCGGAAGCAATGGACTTTCTGTTGTCGCTGCCGATAGAGGAGGATCAGATTATTGATGTGCCTCCGCATCGACTACGGCGGGTGGCGAAGGCTATATTGGACTGGGGGGTGCTGTCGAAACAGTGGACGGCATCCGAAGTGCGAGCCGCACGGAAACAGTTTAAGTTATGATTAACATGAGCGAAATCGGCGAGTATATCGGAGAACCGGTGCGAGTGACGGTGCTGGATCACTGTCAGGGCAGCAGGACATTGGTAATAGCCCGTGTGTATGGTGAGTTGGTGGAAGCGACTGACGAGCATATCATCATTCGCGCATGGTGCGATAATTTGACGGATGCTAAAGAGGACGATGGGGTTATAGACCTATATTGTCTAGTACGAGCAGCGGTGTGCAAGATTGATAGGTTGCTGGTACAATGACACTTGATTTCTGTCAAATTATCGGCAACGGATTCTTCGGCGGCATAACGGCGGTTGCCCCGGAGACCACGATGTCATTTGGCATTACTAGTACGACTGCGATTGATCCGGTGATTACTGCGGCGGCTTTAGGCGACAGTGATCTTATTTGGACGAAACCAGACGGAGTGTCCACATTTACTGGCAAAGCCCCCGCCGGGAGTAACTTCGATCAGGTCGGGATATATAAGATTGCATGTACCGATTGGAGCAAAGTTGTCGGGTTCAATTGCGCATCGGATAATGTTAATTTATTGACCGCGGGAGTCGCCACGGCTCTAGCCAGTTTAACTGCAACCGACAATGTAATAACCGTGCTTGACGTGTCAAAGAACATTCTTCTAACACTACTTCTGTATTCGCATAACGGACTAACGACAATAGATGTTTCTTCGCTTAGTGTACTTTATTTATTTTCATGCGCTACCAATCAATTGACTTCGTTGGATGTGTCTGGAAAAACGGGTTTATGGAAGATTTCTTGCTATTCCAACCCTGGTCTAGCTTCGCTTAATCTTACCGGCGACATTGTGTTGACACAACTTTCTGCCTCCGAATGCGCGTTGCCCGCATTAGACATCTCAACCAATACCAAGTTGTATTTGGTAGACTTATCCATCAATCAACTGACGCAAAATGCCGTCGATGACATTTTTATTCGGCTTTTATCGAATGCCTCCGGGGGGCCTATTTTACTCGGTACGGCGTATCTTGGGGATACCGGTAATTCTCCCCCAGGAGAGGATGGGTTGGCGGCGGCGATTAGTCTGGCGGCTGATTATGGTTGGGATGTGGGATACAATTAACCAAAAGGTGGAACAATGGATATAGTCCCGATAACAACTGCGGAGATTCGTAAATGTACGTTAAAACCGGGGCAGTCCGTACTGGTCCATGATGGAACCATCGTGAGTACATTCAAAATCGCGGAATCGGGGAACATATTTTATGTTTGTTCCGCAAGAAAGATAATGTTACTTGGTACGCCGGATGAATTTGCGAAAGAAATCGCCGATAAGAAGTTGATCTGTTCAACGGAGATAATGGATAAATTGCCGTCAATTGAGGCCGAAGTGGCATCTACGTCCCTATGGTCTCGGTTTACTAGGTGGTTTTGGACTTCTTCAAAGGAGACGGATAATGTCTAATAGGGGTATTCCTGTTCACGGTGAGGCATATATTGATGGTGACGCCAGCGGCGGTATCGAGGTGATTCTCTATAGTGCGGGATCAGTTACAGTGTACACACTGGCCGCGACCGAATATTTGCATGTTACGGACATCTTCGTTCAGATCGAAGCCGGTGGAGATTACGCTGTTGTGGCGAATTCCGACGCTGCCGGTAGACGCCTGCGCATTGGAAATCTTGCCGTAAACGGTGGGGACGAACATCATTACCAGAGTCCGTTTGTTTGCCCGCAGGGTGTCGTACCGAAGTTTTTTGGTGTTAGTGCTTCCGCTAAACGAAACGTCTGTATCATTGAAGGTTTTGTGGTTTCCGCATAAATGGCAAAGTCTAAAGCATTAAGCGAGTGGTTGGAACGCATCGGCGGTGAGATCAACCCTGAATCCGGTATGGGGGTTGACGGCACAATTCAACCTCGGACTAACGACGAAATGCTGGCGCGCATGTTATGGCGTCAGGCATTGGGATTCGTTGAGACTATTCGAGGTCCGGATGGCCAGACTATTGGTCAGCGAGTGTATTCTCCTGACCAACGGGCGCAGCAGATTATTCTAGAGCGGCGCGAGGGCAAACCCGCACTGGCCGACGAAAAAGATGAGCACGGTATATCTGTGTTGAGCAGATTAGACTCAATGATTAAAGATCGAATTAACGCGATGACAAAAAAATCAGATGTTGAAACTGATACCGACGCAATTGAAGAAATGTGAAATCTGCAACGTGGGTCAAATAGCAACGGCCTTTGATGCAGAGTTTCCAACTGTTTGTAATACATGCGCGGTGCGGTACGGGAAATACCATCAAGTGATGGTTTCACCGGGTTTTTCGCACATTGTACGAAAGATCGTTAAACCAGTTTCTATTCCACTTCCCGAAGAACTATGAGTAGCGAAACGACATTGACAGTTGACGATATTAGACGGCGATATTTGGATCAACCGCCGATTTGGCGTTGTCCCGTAACGAATTTAATTGTACCAAAAGAACCGTTGAAAAACCTGGAATATCGCAGGCATTTACTTGATGTCGCGGAGAAGGACAGTAGATTTCGACAGGAACTTTATACCGCCGCCAGTATGAGCATATTGTGGTGGACCAATACCTTTGGTTGGACGTATCGGTTGTTCAGTATCAAACCTGATGGAATCGCGCACCAGTGCACATCAGCGGAATCTCATGTGGCATGGATAACGTGGCCCATGCAGGACGAACATATCAAGGAAGTCGAAAGAGCGATCTTAGAGGGATATGATCTTTTAACGGATAAGTCTCGTGATGTCGGAAGTACGTGGAATCATCTGGTTGTACTGTATCATCAGTGGTTATTTATGCCTGATAGGTCGTTTCTGATGATTTCTCGTAAGGAAGATGCGGTGGATTCGCCCGGTCGTAAAAGCACGGGCCAGTTGGCCGACCCCGGTACGCTTTTTGGAAAACTTGATTATTTCCAATACCATCTCCCACGATGGATGATTCCGCCGTATAGCCGGACTACATTACATTTGACAAACCTTGCGAATAATTCGCGTATTGACGGTGAGTCAGCCAACATATCTGCTGGTTCCTCTGACCGACGTACCGCGATTCTGATCGATGAAGCGGCAAAGATTCAGGAGTGCGAAAGTATCAAGCGGTCAACACGCGATGTTACAGCATGTCGATTACCGACAAGTACGCCGAATGGGGCGGGTACGACGTTTTCCAAATGGCGTTTTGACGGGGCGATTAAAGTTATTACCTTGTCGTGGACGCAACACCCTGAAAAGGCACAGGGATTGTATTCGTTAAAGGACGACAGTACCGGAGTCGTTAAACTTCGTTCTCCTTGGTACGATAATGAAGCGAAAATCAGAACCCCGAAGGAACTTGCCATAGAAGTTGATATTGACCATATCGGATCGGGCGAGACCTTTTTTGAGAAGATTACTATTCAACAATGTATTCAAACTTTCGCTAAGCCGCCGGAACTGTCGGGATTTCATCTCACATTTAAACGCGACATTTCCCCGATGAAAATACAAGATATTATTCGTCGGAACGTCTATGAAGCAGTTGAAGTTCGACGTATACCTAATGGAGCGTGGAAGTTTTGGATGTCGTTGGTGGACGGGCGACCCGACCAGTCATTAAACTACATATTTGGTATTGATATTGGTAAGGGCATGGGAGCAAGTAATTCAGTTATTTCTGTCGGTTGCAAGGAGACGCGAAAAAAGATTGCGGAGTGGGCAAGTGCTATGTTTGCCCCCCATGAGTTTGCAATGATTGCCGTTGCTTCGGCCCTGTGGTTTGGTGGGGCGAATCGCGGGCAGCGTCCGTTGATGATATGGGAGTCGAACGGTGATCCAGGAATCTATTTTGGTCGTGCGATTATAAAAGATTTTCACTATCCGAGTGTTTTTATCGACAGACCTCCTGCTCGAAGCATTCGATTGGGACATTCTCGCAGTTACGGTTGGCATAGTACGGCAGAAAAAAAAGCTGAATTGCTTGGGGATTATCGTCGGGCATTGGCTCAGGGGACATTCCCGAATCCCTCCGAGGACGCTCTACGAGAGGCCGAATCTTATGTTTACTTTGAGGGCGGGCAGATTGGTCCGGCGTTCTTACAGATGGAAAGTGAGTCCGCTAGGAAAACCCACGGCGACAGAGTGATTGCTGATGCTCTACTTAATATGGGATTTGGCGCGTCGATAATGAAAACGGTTCAGCCGATACGACCGCCGGTTAATTCATTCGCCCATCGGTACGAAAGTTGGCAGAAACAAGAAAAAGAGCGGAAAGAAAATCGTGTGTTTGATTTCCGTGGAGCAATATAATGGATTACAGCCCGCAGGTACTCCGCAAGAGCGCCGAAGATGGTTTCAAGCGGCTACGGAATTTCCGTGCTGCCCGATTGCTGTTCATTCGCGCATTCTGCGGACAATACTACGACCGAGAATACGGACTTGTTGGAAGCGAACCGCTAAACTATGCCTTCAATGCTGTACGGGCGCTTGTTCCTAGTCTGGTCGCCCGACATCCGAAGGCGACTGTTGAAACTGAATATTTAATCTATCGACAGTATGCCGAACTTCTGGCACTTGCTTTAAATCAATTGTCAAAAAAGATTGCGTTACCAACTATCCTACAAAGAGGATTAGTTGATGCCTTTTTTACGATGGGAATTTTTAAGATCGGTCTATCGACCTCGGATTCACTGGTTTATTTCGGCGAATCTCCAGTTGATCCGGGTCAGTTGTTCGTGGAAAATGTGAGTCTCGATAACTTTACTTTCGATCCAACCGCAAAAACGCTTGAACCGGCGGGTACGGGGTTTATCGGTGAAAGGATTCGGGTCGAACGCCGGTTATTGATGGATTCAGGAGTGTATGACAATGCCGTAATTGAGCGTCTACCGTCTATTTTGGACAATGAACCGGGATTGCAAAAAGAGGTTCGCAATTTATCCTCATCAAATACGGCGGTTCAACAGGTAGCGAAATTGCACGACTATATTGACCTATTGGAACTTTGGCTTCCTGCGGCGAATGCTATTGTTACTCTACCATACAAAGGCAGCGAACCACAGGCGTATTTGCGAGAAGAAGATTACTATGGGCCAAATACCGGTCCATACGTTTTTCTATCATTAACGCCGGATGTACCCGATAATCCAATTCCTGTCGCTCTGGCGGGCATTTGGCACGATCTTCATGTTATGGCAAATCGAATCGGCAAAAAAACACTGGATCAGGCCGAGGCGCAAAAAGACATCCTTGGATACCAATCTCAATTTGCAGACGACGCGCAAGAAATCGTAAACGCTAAAAATCTTGATGCAGTTAAGATGGATAACCCCGAAGCAGCAAAGATGTTCTCGTTCGCGGGGGCAAATCCGGTTAATGAGAGGGTTTTGGCCGAAATTGACTTGTGGTTTAATCGTATGTCGGGAAATGTCAATTTGGCCGGTGGAACCGACGTAAATACTAATGTTGCAACCGTAGCGAACATATTGCAGCAAAATGCCTCGACGGGTATTACGTATATGGCTGACCGTGTATATGCGGCGGCTACAACGGTTCTGCGAAATTGTGCGTGGTATTTGCACACCGATCCTTTGATTCGGTTGCCGCTTATAAAGCGAGATATTGTTCCGGCGCAATACGGCTTGATTGACGGCATTCTTACAATGGTTCAACCGCCTAAAGCGAATGAGACTCAGGTATTTCTCACGCCGGAAGTACGAAACGGCGATTTTCTCGATTTTGCATTCGAGATTGAGCAGCAGTCAATGGCCCCCGTTAATTGGACTGTTCGATTGCAGCAATTGGAAATGTTGGCGGTTCGACTTATTCCCGCAGCGGCACAAGCCTCGCAGATGATGGCGCAAATTGGTCAGCCATTTAGTTTCAGAGCATTTTTGACCCGAGCAGCAAAGTTTCTGGGGTTTGAATGGATCGACGAGATTTTCCAAGACCCCGAATTACTGGCCTATACAATGCGGTTGGTTCAAATGGGTCCGCAACCGCAGAAGGGCGTAGTCGGTTCATCCGCAACGCAACAGAACAGGGGCGCGGTTGTTGGGCGTACTAGCCCTTCGGAAGATACGCGGATGCGACAAACGGCACAGGTTGGTGCGAATGAAGGGCAGGCTGTCCTGCCGGTTAGGGAGTAAATATTATGCCTATCAGTGATTATGGGCGTTTCGGAGCGGGCGGTCGCGGTCTTACTAGTCAGCAGCAGGCCGACGAAATAGAGGCACTTTCTGATCCGGCAAAACGTGCGGCGGCATTAGAACAAAAAACAACCGTCAATCTACGGGGGGTGCAGGCTAACTCGGAAGATAAGTTGGTCTATCTCAAGAAGCGGATCAAAGAACTTGAAGATTTGGCGGCTAAGATGGATACTGCAAAGAATTCCGAAGCAGCGAGGAATTACCGTCGGGCCGCGAATATTGCTTTGCAGCGGATAGCTCGGTTGGGGTATTCAAGATGATTTATTACATATTTAGATGTCCAAATTGTGGGGCGAGTCGGGAAGTTTCCCGACCGATGGTGCAGTATCATTTACCTGAGATATGCGACTGTGAAACACAGATGGAACGCGATTATCAGGCGGAACATGGTTCTGTCCGTGGAGATTACAGTGAACCCATAGTCTCGGATTCGATGGCGTTTGATGCACTCGATGTTAATGTGCACAGAGAACGTCATCCAGACGTAGACTTGCAGGTCGAGGGGCGATTCGCCCGTCCGATCTTACGAAGTCTATCGCAGAAGCGGGCCTATTTGAAGGCTCGTGGTTGGAAAGATGTAAATGCGTACAACTAGGCAAACCCCTACCTCGTCGCAATTATGCGGCGACAGCCGGTGAGTATAGGAGAGTATATCATGGCAGAAGATGAAAAGACGAAGCAACAGACAGAAGCAGCGGTTTCTACCTCTGTTGAACAGGCAGTTGAAACGAAGTTGACGGCACTACGTGGTGAAACGAGCAAAACGGATATGAAACCGGCGGAAGCTGTGGAAACAGATGTGCCGCAAGAAAAGTCTGTGCAAACGGTGGCAGAACAAGAAAAACCCGTACAGATCGGGGCGGCAGTTAAGCCTGAATCTTCAACCCTTCCAGCAAGTTATCGTCGAGCCGCATTAGCTCGCGGTTGGTCAACCGAGGAAATCGACCATTATCTGGAACTTAGTCCAAAAGAGGCCGAGACTCGGTTTGAGGGAATCTTTAATAGTTGGCAGGCGGATAACGCTCTTTGGTCGGAACGCGGCAGACGGTTAGTTGGGGCCGGTAAAGCGGTCGATGATAAGAATGCGGAGTCCGAAGCAACCGAGTTGAAACCTTTGGATGCAAAGGCGATAATCGAAAGATACGGTAATGATGATCTTGTTAATCAATTGGTTCCGCGTCTGAATGAGGCAATTGATAAGATCAACAAAGCATCCGAAAAGTTTAGTCAGGTTGAAAATGTGGCACAGGACGCCAACCAAGAAGCGCTGTTCAATCAAACACAATCTTATCTTCTCAGTGATGAGATGAAATCGTTTAGGGATACGTATGGTACTGAGGTGAAAACATTGACGCCGACACAGGTTGAAACTCGTATGAAATTGTTTGAGGAGGCCGATATTATTATTCGTGGGGCTTTGGAACACGGGAAGCGATTGTCCGTTCACGACGCACTTGAACGCGCTCACTCGCATCTGTCACACGGGCAGATCGAGGAAACTGTGCGGTCGCAAATTCGTGAGAGTTTGCAAAAACGAACAAAAACACTTCAAAGTTCCAAGGAGACCGCGTTATCGGCGGCTAAAACAATGGCGTCTAATGAACCGGTTTCGGACGAGGAATTAGAGCGGCGAACCGAACAGCGGTTAGCTGCGTTACGTAGTAGATAACAAGGAGATAAACAATGGGCGTTTCAATGGCCGATCATGCTGATATGGTACGCACTACGTTGCCCGATCTCCCCAAAAATCGGTTTGAAGTGATGTGGACGTATCAGCGTTACATCGCTGCTCAGATTTTTGATGAGAAGAAAACCGTCATTGACGGCGGTACATCGGTGAAACGTAATGTCGTGTTGAGCCACACGGGACAGGCTCGGTTCCGTCAGATGTTTGATACGGATACCGTGAATGTGGATTATGTCCACAAACAGATTGATATTCCCTGGACTCAGCTTTCTACGCAATATGCGTGGGACGAAGTTGAGTTGCTGACGCAGATGAACTCCGCGAAGGCATATATCAGTTTGATTAAAACCCGCGTTAATGATGCTTTGTGGGCGTGGGCGGATTTGGTTGAGGAGCGATTCTGGTCTACTCCCACTAATCCGACGGATGTACTGTATCCCTACGGGATTCCGTACTATTTGAATAAGTTGAATACAGCGATTACTACTGGCGGATTCAGTGGAGAAACGATTCGCTACGGCGATGCCACTACCAGTACAGTGTGCGCTGGTCTGGACGCGCATGTCGAAACGAAGTGGAAGAACTACGCCGATGTGTATACCACAGTTGACAATGCGTTGCTCAAGAAATTCCGTACTGCGTTCCGTACTACGCAGTTCTTCCCGCCTCGATTTATTACGAATCCTGGCCAAGATGCGGAGACGGACCGGGCGGTATATACAAATGGTAATGTGTACGACAGTCTTTGCGATCTCGCCGACAAACGAGACGACAACCACACCCCGGAGGATTTGATGGGTGGAGTTAGAGTCCGTACAGATCAAGTTGGCAATCCGCGTATTAACGGGCATTCCCTTGTATACGTGCCCTATCTGGATACCGATAGTGTTGATCCGATTTATGCGGTTGATTGGGCGAAAATGAAGGCGGTCGTCCAGGATGGTTATTGGATGAAGGAGAAAGACCCAATGCAGAGTCCGATGCAGCATACTGTATTGGTGGTCTACGTCGATGGTCGTTGCTGCATACTGTGTCTTAATCGTAGGACGGCGGGATTTGTGCTGCATAAGGTCACGTCGGCCTAAACGAAAGGAGAACAAGCAATGGCTAAAAGTAAGATTAGATCAACTTTTCTAGACTCTACCGTTGGGTTAATTGAGGGAAATGTTGGTGGACCGAGTTGGAACTTTCTCTATAAGGCGTCCACGGTAAAACCCGCTGGCCGTAATATCGGAGACAGGGTTGCGCTCCCTGATTCTAGAGTTTTCCGTCTTTCGACGGTTCTCTCTACGGCCATTAACGCCAACTCATTGGTGAAGTCAGGATACGGTGCGGGTTTTTACCCGCGTGTGAATGTTTCTGATTTGGCCCCTGCACAGGTTGCACTTACGGGAGTCGTTCTTAGCGCGGGTGCAGTTGGTGACGCCACTCTAACCGTCTCAACTAAGACAACCAGTGGCGTTGCAGCCGACGGTGTAATTGCTGCCGACGAACTCGCGGGTGGTTATATCGTGATTGGCAATCAGAGTTCTAGCCCGCAGAACCGTGGAATTGTAGGTAATACCGCCGGTGCTTCTGGCGCGATTACTGCGATCACAGTGTTTCTGGACGCCCCGTTGGTGACGGCTGTTACGGCGGGTACAACCTATATTGAGATTCTGCCCAATCCGTACGCCAATATGTACGGAAATCCAGCGGCAGCCCTAAGTGATGGATTTATGTCATTTGGTGGCGTGCCTACGGTGTCTGCTACGTCTGGTCAGTATTTCTGGTTGCAGACTTGGGGGCCGCTATGGATTACCCCCAGCGGTACTCCTGGCGCTGCACATCAGCCCGGATATACTTCCAGGGATCGTGATGTGTTCTTTGTTGGCGACGGTTCGATTTATGGCGGGGAAGCTGCTACGGTCGAGAGCGGGTGGCAGCGAGCGGGGACGATTATCCAGCGAGATGCGTCCACGGAAGCCGGTCCTCCGTTCATTATGTTGCAGATCAGTCCGTAAGTTTTAATGCCTAACCGGGGCGAGATGATCCGCAATTAGGCTTCGGCCACAATACGGATGCCCAAAGGCCGATCTCGCCCCGGCGGGGCCAGGGAGAATAATTATGCCTCTGACAGCAAAGGGTGAAAAAATCAAAGAGGCGATGATGAAATATTATCAAAAGAAACGCGGATTTAGTCGTAAACGGGCCGAGAGCATTTTTTACGCTTCGGAAAATAAAGGCAACATCAAGGGCGTCGTGAAAGGTAAGTAATCATGGCGGAAGATGGATTGACATTTGCTGACCTTCAAACGCATCTCGCCATTCAATTGGGCGTTGCCTATTATGGCGTCGGTGGTGCTGAGGTTGCTCAGCCGCCTACTGATACTCCCACGCTTCAACGGGTTAAAGACTTGGTGAACGGCGGGATTCGTATGTTCCTGAACGACGCGCCGCCCGAAGGTTGGAATTTCCTACATCCAACCGCGTCTGTTAATCTGTGGTCCACGGCGAGTCGCTTGACTAGCGGCGCTCCTGATTATAGCGCGGAAGATGAACAGAGTACGATTACTGCCAGTGGAGACATTTTCTACGATGAAATGGCGGGACACAGTGTTTCATTTGTGGCCGCGTGGGTTACTACCCATTTGTATACCGCAGACGATTTGGTAGTGTACGACAGCGTAACGTATAAGTGTTTGATTACGCATACGAGCGGAATCTTCCAGACCGACCTAAATGCTTTGAAATGGGCAGTTACTACGTCCACGGCGCATACTTACCCGATAGTTAGTGTTACGAGCGCGACCGTTGCGGTCGTAACAGGTGACGCCAGCGGAGAGGGGAACGGCGCTACGTTTTACATGTATACTGATGGAAATTTTACATTGCCTTCCACGTTTGGCGGGGAATACAGTGGACAGATTACCTATGCGGCGGGAACCTGTGTCGGTATAACGCTGGCATGGGAGGCGGAAGGTTCGATTCGGCGACTGCGGGAGAACATCAAACGACAGACTGGTTATCCCATGAGGGCGGCAGTACGCAAGATGCGGTCTTTGCCCTACCGATGGGAGTTGTTGACATACCCGCATCCCACCAAACTATTGGTTGCCGAGTTCCCGTACGAATTGTATTTTACCGCTTTGGATGACGATGATGACGCGCATCCGGCTGGTAAAATGTACGATGAGGCAATCCTGGCGGCTTGTGAGGCGTACGCCGAATTGCACGGCGAAGATATGATGGCCGGTAGAAGCCAGTATTACGAACAGAAGGTTTTACCGGGTGCGTATCGACGCAATAATCGCTCTGCTCCAAAACGAGCGGGGAATTTGTTGATGAGACCTGTTCCGATTGAACAGTCGAATGACTGGCGGGACTTCATACGCCGGCCTGATGCAAGAATGCCTTAAAACGCCGCAATCAATTTGCGGTAAAGAAGGAGATTTATTATGAATACCGGAAATTTTTTGAAACAGTTGAGTTGGATTGTTAGCGGCGAAGTGGCCGCTCCGTTTTTGAAGGAAATTGAACTTTCTTTGCACGGTACTGTGCGAGCGTCCAATGATTATTTGCCGCTTGTCACGGGAGATGTTCCCACATGGGTTGAGGCCGGGATTTCGTTCGCTACCACGGAGACCGCATTCTTGGACTTTAATATCCCGCAGGATTATGACGACGGCGTGGATAAGATCGCCCTTCGTCTGCATGAGGTTCCTTCTGCGGCACATGCGACTGATACCACATTACTGGGTATTACCACGGCTCAGTCGATTTACGGGGCCGGAGCAGCGGTCGTTACTACGGTTAGTACGGCGAAGGCCGAATCCGCAACGGCTTCTGTCACAACGGCAAAGGTTCGGGAGAATGTACTGGACCTCAGCGGTCGCGGCTATAAGGCCGGTGATCGTATTCGGTTGACGTTGACCTGTACCGCCACCGGCGGTCTTGAATTGATTCTGCTTGGAATGAATCTGATCTACGCCAGTTGCGTTCGTGGTTATAACGATGCCGACCGCTATCGTAGTTTGGGGTAACACATGGCTGATCCACAATTGACAGAGCTTTTCTTTCCGGTCAAAGGTCTCGATGAAAATTGGGCCTACGGCAAACAGCCGGAAGGCACTAGCCCGGACGCTCTAAACGTAGTTCCTTTCGACGCTATCGCTGACCGTCTGCGGGGCGGTCAGCGATGGGGTATTAGCAAGTATATCGCAGATGCTTTTAACGTCGCTGAAACGATTCAGGCCATGAAACAAGCAACTACTTTAACCGCTTCGTCCGGCTTTGCAGGATCATTTAGTGAGGTTCTACCTGTTTGTACTATGACAATTGCCAACCCCTGCGTGTTGACAGTATTGGGGACATCTTACGCCACGGCGTTGCCGTGTACGTTTACAACTACCGGTGCATTACCAACGGGTCTGGTGGCTGGAACAACGTATTATTTACGTGGTACGGGGACCAATACCTACAATTTATATGATACGGCGGCTCGTGCAACGACAGGTGGGGCGACGGGACGAGTAACAACTACTGGATCGCAAAGCGGGGTACATACTATCCATGCGAGTTCGGAAAATGTGTATTTTACCGCAAATCTAAATTATGACCATTATTCTACCGGTAATACCGATGATTGGTTTCATACAGGAATTGATACAACAACGTCTGGCGTTATGCAACCAGTCTATAAATCTAATACGCTTCGATTTTCCAAAAGCGGGGATTATACTTATTCGACGCACGTATCAAAAACAACCGTTCCAACTGGTAACTTGTGTATTAGTTTTAAGTTAAAATGGACCGCGCTAACGGGTCAGAATATATCTGGATCGTTCAGTGTACTCTTTCGGATAGATGTCGCAGGAAAAAACGGGTATTCCATTGAGTTTTATCCGTGGATAATCAGAGATAGCCCGTATACCGGCAATGCTTGGTATATATTTTTTAACAAACTTACCGCCGGTACTTTAGCCGGATTAAACGGAAATAATGCCTCCTATATCAACGGTTTTGTAACCGCCTCCGATAATTATCCCGGACCATATCAGGCGATTATGACCGACGAGGCGAGAATAGAAATTAGAACCCAGGGGTCTGATATTTACCTCTATATGAACGGCGTTTTAGTTGCGACTTTTCTCGGCGAATTTACGTTGTTTACCGAAAATACAAGAGCCGGATTTATTTGCGGGTCGGCCTCCACCGCGAATCCAATTCAAATTGACGATTTCGTCGTTCGATCCAATACAGAAACCGCCGGTTCAACGCGAACATCCAGAATCGTAGTTGTTTCAGGTGGAAGTATCTACGACGGCGATAAAACAAACGGTAAACAAATAGTTACTGGTGGGGCCGGTGTAATGTCAACTACTGGACGGGTCGGGATGCAGGCCGCATTCGGGAAGATGTATTTTTGTGACGGCGTAGCGTCCCACTATCGAATATACGATACGGCCAGTCGGTCAATGTCAAGTTGGGTTGCAACCTTGCCCGGTCTGTTGCCCGTTGGAGACGACGATCCAACAAAAGCCTGTAAGATAATCGCACTCTATCGCGGGCGAATTGTACTGTCGGGACTTGAGGAAAATCCACATAATTGGTTTATGTCGGCTCTTGGTGATCCTCTTAATTGGGATTACGGAGCAACTCCTACAGCTACGATAGCTGTTGCGGGTAATGATACCGAAGCCGGTTTGTGCCCCGATATAATTACTTGTTTAGCGCCATTTAACGACGACTTAATGATGATTGGCGGCGACCATACTGTTTGGCTTTTACGCGGCGATCCGGCAAGTAATGATGGGCGTATCGACAATGTTACCAACCAGACGGGTGTTGCCGGACCGGATGCTTGGGCACTTGACCCCAATGGAGTTATGTATTTCTTTGGGGCGGGTACGGTGTGGAGACTTACTCTTGGCGGGCAACCTGATCCGCTTTCCAGAAATCGGCTGGATAAAACATTCGGAGCGATTGATTTATCAACCTATTCAGTAAAATTAACGTGGGACACAATCCGGCACGGCTTGCATATCTTTGTCGTTCCGGCTACTAGCGGAACAACGAAACATTATTTTTGGGATCAGCGCACAGATGGATTCTGGCCGATTCAATATCCGAACAATTGCGGGCCATTTTCTATTCTTGCGTATGATGCCGACGACCCAAACGACAGGGCGATCTTACTTGGCGGGTTCGACAGTTATCTGAGAACTTTAGACGGTTCCATCAAAACTGACGATAGTACCGCAATTAGCTCGTATGTGAAGTATACTCCTATCATTCTCGGCGGACCGGATCAAAATATGTTGTTGACCCGATTAGTCGCTATTCTAGACGATTCTTCCAATGAGGTTGTGCTAACAATCTATTCTGATGAAACACCGCAGAAAGCGATTGGATCGACTACTCCACGGTATACTCGTAGTTTGATTGCCGGACGAAATGTCGTCATCAATCGAATCGCAGGAAACACCTTTGTATTAAAACTATCAAATTCTGTTTCCAATAAGACGTGGGCGCTTGAAACCATAGTAGCCGCATTGACGCCGCGTGGTCGCGTACGAAAAGGATTGCTGTAATGGCGATTGGATTCGGATCAAAGGGTAGAGTTCCGCAACAGGATACCCGTGCTAGGCGGGCCTTGGGTAATCTTCATATCCAACTTGACGAACCAAGCGGACTGTCTTTAAGTTTCAGCGGCATTAAGGCAAAAGTCCAAGACGTACTAAGCATAGACGACGACGGAATCTTGGTTTCGTATTCTAGCGGTTTGTACAACGAATCGGGCGTGTTAAAAGTTGACCACGATGCGACCGTAAATTTTGTTGCTAATGAGCATATAAATCATACCACGGTCAGTGTTACCGCCGGTACGGGATTGACCGGAGGCGGGACTATCGCGGAGACCAGAACGATTTCTTGCAGTATTCCCGGTTTAGACGAGGATACTACCCCGGATATTGATGCCGACTATTTAATGACCTATGACACGTCCGGTACGGCGCATAAGAAGGTATTATTGAACAAAGTCGGTGGCGGTGGCGGTAGCGGTGATATGACCAAAGCGGTTTACGATGTCAATGAAAATGACCGGATTGATATGGCAGAGGGGCTTATTCTTACTGATGTTGGATCGCTTCCGTCTCCTGCCGTTGAGGGTCAAATTGTTTATCTAGCAAGTGACGATCACATTTACTTTGGAATAGACGTAACTATTGAATCGTACTATGATACCGTTATGGCCGACACGCCTTATGCTTATTGGAAACTCGACGAGTCTACCGCCGCAGCAGCGGTCGCCGATTCCAGTGGAAACGGATATACAGCGGCGAATGGCTCTAGTATCACGGATCAAGATTGCGCCATTGCAGGATTAGTTCCGACCGACCCCGGCAATGCAACCCAGGGCGATAGCGCATTAAACGATGTTATTATACTTCCGACATTAACCGGATTAAATACTATTTTGTCAAATGGGCCGGTTACATTCGAGGGGTGGATTAAAGCAAGTACAGCGGGTTCCTATAAGTATGTTTGGTATTTTGTGAATAATAGCGGTACAAATCCGGTAATTAATATGTGTATGAATCCGGGGGGAACTCAGGGAGCCATACGATTTCAAATTGGTAATAAACTATTTCCTTCCGCCGACATTGGGTTCAACAATAATGCCGCGCATCATTTTGTTGCTATTCTGAACGGGTCTGCAATGACCGCGACATTTTATCTCGACAATGTTGAAAAAACACTTACTCCAAGCGGTAATTTCGGTCAGAGTTGGGCTAATGCGTTGGATACCAATTTTCTTATGGGTTCAAGTGGTGCAAACCCAACAGCGTGTGTTCTCGATGAGTTTGCTATCTACGACTATGCGCTAACAACCGACCAGATTGCTGCGCATTATAACGCTGGTGTCGGATAATGGCGACTTATTGGAAAAAGATCATACTTGCGGGCGACATAAACGACACGCAGGCTATATACGCAGCAGGTACGGCGTATAGTTTAACCGCTGTTGCCGCATTGCTTGATTTTGGGACAACCGATCCCGCACTTACAATCAGTCGAGCCGGTACATATCTGTTACTTAGTCGTGTCCGACTGGATTACAGTGGGGCAACTTTCGCAGCAAATCGTACTGTAACATTAAAACTACGAAATGCGTCAACCGCTTCTGATGTTGGAAATTCGTCATGTTCATTTGTGGTTCCAATAATTACTACACTTACTTACACGGCTGATGTAATTGTACTTCCTGCGGTCGTGGTTACGGTTACGCAGAATACGATTCTGCAACTATGGGGATCAATAGATGTGATCCCCACGGCGGGCAGTATACAGGCGATGGAAGCATCTATTGTAGCGATTCAATTGTCGTAGGAGAAATACAATGTCTTTTGGAAATCCCTATGCAGCTACCAGAAGTTTTATTAATGATCCGGGGGGGGCGCAAGAATACGCCAATCAATATCAAAATTGGGAACAGCAACATGGACCTCTCGCGCAACTTCAAACTGCGCAGGACGCCGCCAATAAAGCAAATGAGAAGCGGTATAAAAAAATTCTCTCCATGTATGAGGGGCTTGGCACAACTGGTAGAGCGTCGCAAGAGGAAGCTCGTAAAATAAGCGAAAAGCAATACCAAGAACTTCTTGGTACATTTTCAACATTGGGACAAGCCGGAAGAACCCGCATTCAGCAACAGACGGCCCAACAGCAAGCCGCCTCAACTCAGTCACTTACTAGTCGTGGTTTGGGTAGTACGACTATATCCGGGGCCATGAGTCGCGGTATTGCGGGCGAGGGGGAACTTCAACGGCAACAGTTAGAGGAAGGTATCACGCAACAAAAGGCCGGTGTGATGGGACAACGACAGGCCGTTACTGCCGAAGAACAGCGTTCCCGTGAACAGTTTGAACAGTGGCTTGCTTCTAGCAAGGCTGGTGTAATGGAACGAAAAACAGAGGCCGGTCCTGATCTTAGTATGTATGCCCAGTTAATGCAATCTGCTAGTCGCGGGCCGCAACGAACTTTTGTCCAGGGTAGCGGTCGTAGTTGGGCGTGGGGTGAACCCGGCAGCACTACTAATCCTTACCGTTAAAGGATTTTAGATCATGCCAATAAATATAAACTATTCTCCTGTTGGGCTGTTGACCAATCTTGCACAACGCGCGGGGCAGGCCGACACTCCCGCACCAAGAGTTATCTTTAGACCGGAACAACGCGAGAATGCGGGCGACGGTCAATCCTTTGCCTTGCAACGTGCATTAGCGGCTCAACTGGCAAAAGCCAGGGACGAACCAGATGAAATTTCACAGCGACAACGGGCGCGACGAATAGTAGGTTTGGCCGAAGAATCAAACGTCTATCGGCCTGAACAACTTCAACAATTGCGTATATTTGCCGAAATGGGTGATGAACAGTCCATGCGGCAAGTTCTTGGCGATGTCCAGGGGCCGTCCGTTGGCGAGCGTGAACAGGCACGACAGGTGGCCGCTTTAGACCAAATTTCCGCGCAGCGTCTTGGTGAGATTCAAAATCAATTGGGATCACTTGACGAACAGCTATTGAATCCGCATGGTGCGGAAGATGCGGTTAAACTTCTTCATCAGCGGTCGGCTTTGTTACAGTTGAGGGAGCAAACCGCTCAAACGTCTCAAGAGCAAAAGGAGGCATTGCAAATGGGCGTTTCGCTGCCTCGGCAAGCTGCGGCCCAACAGACCCAAGAACGGGGTCAGCAGCGGCAAGAGTTCTCGCAGCAGAGATTTGCCTTGCAAACTCTAATACGGGAAAAACAAACTGAAATGAACGCCCTAACTCGGCAGTTGACCGGATCAAATTCGATTCTTTTGTCTGATGAAGAACGCAGTCAAATCCAGCAGAAAATTAACGGGTTACACGCCGATATAGATCATGCCGTTGGCGGGGAGCAAGAGCAACCGGTAGGGAGTCAGCCCACGGCAGGAGTGATTCGTAAAGCCACTGACTCGGAAAAGGCTAGGGCGGTTATCCAAGCCAACGGCGATGTCGATAAGGCCCGACAAATACTACATCAGAACGGATTGACTGACTAATGGCGACTCTAGAAGAAATCGCGTCCCAATTGCGGCAGAACGGATATAAGCCCAGTCCTGTTACCGATACGAGTTTAGAGGAAATCGGGCATCGGCTCGCCCTCACTTCCGCCGCTGGTCGTATTCAGGAGATGAATGAGCTTCGAGATGCCATTCAACGGCCCCGATTAAATGAGAGTGAAACCGAAGCTGTTATGAATGCTCATCGGGTTCTATTCAAACAAGAGCCAACTAAGACGATTAGCGAGATAGAATATAATCAAGCCAAACAGACTCGTGAGAGTCGCGGTGTTTTAGGTAATTTAAGTGCCGGGGCGTTTAATGCCATTACCTCTATCTACCCTGAACTCGTTGGGGTCGTCAATCCAGAAGAAGGACAGCGGTTACAGACCGGCCAACAATTGACCGCTAACATTCAACCCGGTGTAGCCGCTACTATCGGAGAGATCGCCGGTGGCGTTGGCATGATGGCTTTTACTGGTTCTGCTGTCGCCATTGCCGAAGCCGGTTTAGGCGGGGTTGGACGGGAGCGTATTACAGCGACAGAGGCCCGGCGGAAGGGTTTGTCGGTGTCTGGCGGGGAAGAAGCCTTATCAGCGACCGCTGCTGGTGTGGTTGACACCGTTTTAACGGCTTTGTTGTTTAAGACAGGAGCAAAGGCTGCTCGGTCGGTTCAAGCCGCGATTTTGCCGTCAGTCAGGGAAGCCTTGGCTAAAGAGGGATTGACCTCAGCTAAAAAGATTGCCGTTATGGGCGTCACGGACGCGCTTAAAGCCGGAGGTATTAGCCTGGGGCAGTATCTCGCGGACACCGGCATTGCCCATATAACCGACCCGACGATTAAAACGAGTCTTGAGGGGGCTATTCGAGCCGGAGCAACTGGCGCGCTGTTGCCGGTGGGAATGGGGTTAATGGGGGCGATTCGAGGGGCCGGACGACGCGGTATTGCGCCGGAAGTCGGTCCCGCTGAACAACCCGCACCGACGGAAGCAGTCATACCCGCAACACCTGCCGGTATTGCGCCAGAACATCGCCAGGCTTTTATCGACGCGGCTAAACAGGCCAAAGAGATTATCCCCATTGTCGGGGAAGAAATCTACGAAGCTCGCAGCCGTATTGCCGGGGCTATGGTTCCGAAGATTCGCAGTATGCAAGAGAAAGGTGTTGCTACCGAAGAAGCAATCAAACGGTCAATTCCTCCGGGGGAATTGACGGAGTACACACAGCGTTTTCCGTCGATGCGCGATAAGTTACCCGATGGTGGAGAGGCGTACTACAAACAGATTGTAGATACGCTTGAGCCTCTTGGTGAACGGTTTGCAATCCGCGATACGCAACGAGCGTTCACGAAGTTAATAGACGGAAGTTATCTCACTCTTACAGAGGCGGGGTATTTGGCCAAAGTTTTTGGTAAGACCAATCCTGAAATTATGGACGCAGCTAAGTCTCGTGTGCCAATGGGCGACAAAATCTGGCGTACAGTGCAAGAAATTGTCAATATACCGTTTACTACTTTAACGAGTATTTATGACGTTAGCGGACTTGGCCGACAGGGACGATTTCTGGCCCAACGCTGGCCCACGTTAGCTCCCGAATTTGTCAAGGTATACGCGAAGGCTTTTTCATCAGAAGAATACGCAACCAAGGTCGAAGCCGACATTCGTACTAGTCCGAATTATAGACGGGGGAAGCGATTTGGATTGGAGTTGACTGAAATGCCGACATTCTTCTCTGATCCGGCTACTACCGAGGAAACAAAACTAGCCTCCCCGTTGTTAGAGCGAGTTCCGATCCTTGGAAAATATGCGATTCGCCCCACTACTAGAAGTTTTACGGCGGCGTTAAATTGGTATCGAATGGCCGTTGTAGATCGTATGGTTAGTGCCGCTGACAGGACCGGTAAACCATTGACCGATAAACAGTTTAAGCGGCTGTGTTCTGACATTAACGATTTGAGCGGCAGAAGCACATTGCCAAAGGCGTTAACGAGTTTTCTTCCATTTATGAACGCTCTTTTCGCCCCACGATTTACCACGTCTCGTGTGAAACTTCTTGGAAAGGGTGTTTATCGTCCTAATGTCGCTGCTGCGTGGGTATCGTTGATCGGTACGAATTTTGCGGTTATGGGCCTAGTTAAGATGCTTCATCCCGACACGGAGATTGAACCCGATTTGCGGTCTCCCGATGGTGGAAAATTAAAGATTGGCAATGTACGCTACGATTTGTGGGCCGGTGAATTGCCCTACATACGAACTATGTTCCGCCTAGCGACCGGGGAAACGAAATCAACATCCGGGCATATTAGGCCCCTAGACTACAAAAATGAAATGTTAAACATCCTCCGTAGTCGCGAAAATCCAATGTGGAGTTTGATAACAGACGCTATTACCGGAAGCACTTACATCGGGGAAAAGTTTGGTGCGCCTCCGCGGGGAGTGTGGGGGAAGAAACTTACGAGTCTAGGAATACCAGAATGGCTTCAAGGTGCTGGCAAAGAGACGTGGAACCGCCTTGGACCGTTGACAATGCAGGATACGGTTGACGCAATTACAAGTGAAGGACTACTTGCGGCTATTCCCGCCACTCTTGCGAGTGCATCCGGGACCGGTGTTCAAACGTACCCGGAAAAAACGGCGGTGACTGTCGAAAAAGTAAAGAACCAACTTGCTAAACAGGCATATAACAGGCCGTGGGAAGAACTAATACCTCAACAACAGAAGATACTCACCGCCAAAAGTTCTCAACTACGCGAACTTGAGGCTCAGTCCAAATTTGAACGGACCGGAAGTTTTGGAACATCAACCGCCGATGAACTCGAAAAATCGGGGCGACGAATTGCTGGTAGGCTAACTCCCGAAATTAAAACATTGTTGGATGGTATTCAGATACGAATCGGTGGTGTCGGACGATACCACCCCGGCGGGGCATTGTCCAAAGATCGGTATGCCGAATACGAACGACTGACAATAGATGAACTTAATGCGAATATCAAGCGGATAACTTCGCAACCTAGTTGGGAGGGGCGCTCTACCGAACAAAAGCGACTCGCTATAGACAAAATCGAATTACTGTCGAAGGAACGAGCCAAACAACAACTATACGCAAGAATGATAGGAGCACAGCGTGGCGGATAAAAAGACAAAAACCGAACTTGCTGTGTCGCTTATGATTCAGCAGTTTTTTAACGACTATTTAACTAACATTTTTCCGAAGCAATTGGCGGCTGTAATCGGCGCGCATAATCAAGACGTTGACGCCCACCGTGAACAGATAGGTAATCGAGTTGACGTGGCGATTGGTAAACTAAAGCTGTGGGTCGCCGGGCTTATTTTCGTTGGCGGGATTGGCAGCGGAGTTGGACTTAGCCGCGCTGCCGCTGCGTTTTTCGCACAATAAATGAGCTAGTTTGTGGAACAGAGACGCACGCGGATCGTCACCCGCATAAATCGAATACTCCGCTACAAACACGGAGTCGATGTACTGCCCCCACGGTATTGTTTTTAATACCCGAACATCGAACGTCCGTTTTTCCTCATTCGGTGTGACCGCCACATTCCATATCCGCCCAAACCGGGACGTAACTATAACTATCCATCCCGGTTTTGAACTTGGCGGAATCTGGCTAAATCCGCCAGCTACGAACACTTTCCCTTCGTGGCAGGCCCGCTGAATTGCCGGTCGGGTACTGTGTTCGCAGATGTACTCAACTAGCTGAGTTCTGGTCTCTATTCGGTCCATCGGGCAGCAGTCCTTCGACCACACTGTTGGGCGTTGCCGACGTGTCGGTATCGGTCACAGGCGGTTTCGTCTCGACAAATCTGAAATTAACCGGCACGATCTGCCGCGTCTCTGTGTCAAAAACCGTAGGTGGGACTATGAGCAGGCTCGACCCCTCAACGGGCACGATCAATTTTAACAGTCCGGGCGGGTCGGTGCGGATAACCTTCTTGAGCGTTCGATTGAAATAGACTGATGCGTTAATCATTGGTTTTCTCCTTGTCGTTTATTTGCTTAATTAGTTGTTCTACGTAATAGTGCAATCGTTGCAGACGATCTACATACCGTTCCCGGAAAGCATCGAAGGAAATCGGTAATTCGTCGATGTCAAAGGCAACTGTCAAAAGACCTGTAGGAATCAAGTCTGTGCAGAGTACACAAGGCTGACAAGGACTGTGCATAAACTCTCGCAAATACTGTTCAGACGGGCCGGTCTCTCCAACCAATTCTTCTTGATACAAATTTAATAGTGCCAGTCCATTCTTTTCGCCAAATGATCTAGTCATATTAATCTCCCTGTACGATTTGTACAACTTTTTAATTTTCTTCTGATATAGAGATACGCTCGTAGCATTACTGCCGCTCCGGCGCGGTCTCCATGATACTTGCCGAACCAATACGCAAAGCCATGACTTCGGAGTATGTCATTTGAACACCACAACCATTTTTTATCGGGCGGTCGTTCTGGTTTCACAATATTATGTAGGTCTCTCCCTACAGTCACGCCTAGTTTTGCGTTGTTCCCCGGTCGCATCCCCGGTCGAATGGACTTTCCGGCGGCGTTCCCTGTCCCGACATCATTCTAACTTGGCGATACCGGCGCGTATGAATACCGTTTGAATAGCCACAAACAATGTTTGAGCAAATTGTAGACCGGTAATCTCGCCCGACGACCACGCTATTGTCGCCGTTATAATCCCCACAGCAGCGGTAAGATAAGTTTTCTTACCGGCCAAAAACTCGCGAAGATCAGCAAGCATTTTAAGCATTATTCAATCCCCTGTAATTTCGCATGAGCCGCTGCGGCAGCGGCCATAGCTTGATCTATTTGTTCCTGCGTGACGCCGGGAGTTATAGTTAAGAGTTTCAACAGACTGGGTATCGCGCCAGCCAAAGCTACGATCAGAGATAGAATAGTTGCGGCGTCCATAAATTATCCTTTTACTGGTTGAGATGTTGGGGATAGAATTTTTTTAACTTCGTCCGAAATTACCGCTATTGCTCGGTTAAAGGCATCTAATTGTGTCTGGTCGGCTTGTCCTCCGGTAATTGATAGTCGATACATTTGCAACGCCGCCCAGGCGATGGTATCACTTTCTTTCACCTTTGTCCACACATTATCGGGAATCAAACCGCTTGTCCGCAACGTCGCGGCCACTGACGCGATTGAGGCGTAGGAGTCAGCCGCTGTCACCAACCGCTGCTGCGGAGTGGCCGCACAACCCGCGATCAGTACGCACAGCACTACACATAGAACCGTTTGTTTCATTTCATTTCTCCTTGTTATTTTGAAATGTTCCATAAACTTTATCATTTATACAAACTCTACCGGCGTTAATACGTACCGGATACAGATCGAACCATCCGTTCCGGTGGATGTATCCAAAAACAAATCCCTGTGCCCACCCCATTGGTGCTCGATTCTCAGTATACGACTGCGAGAGACTTCCGAGCATTCCGATTGCGAATCCCACGCGGGTATCAAAAGCCGATCTTGGTTGGAAAATTTGGAAGCGGTGAGCATGTCCGAAAACGCACGTTCCATAGACTTCCGCCATTTTTCGAGAAAGGTATTCGGTGCAATAGAATCCATGCAGAACTTTAAGGTGTCCAATTTCTAATACTCCCCCTGTGGGATGATACGGTAGGAACGGTATCCTACGATCTGCTAAATGTAAGTTACGTTTAATATCCGCTAGAGCACGAAGCCGTTTATCGAGTTGCCCGCCAATACGCCGAATACGTTCCTCGTGATTCCCCTCAAGATAGTGAGTGACCTTCCAGCGATCAATGTCACGTTCAGTCTGCTCAAACTCTTTAAGTAAATCGCTTTCTGACTCGTTGCTGAATCCGCTTATTTGGTCACAACTCATCCAGTCACCGCCAGCAATTCGGAATTGCGGTTTAAAATCGGTAAGGAACTCGGTAACGATCTTGTCAACAAGGGGATCATTGTCGGGATTGTGTTTGTCGAAACCAATCCAGAATTTTTTATATGTTTGAATTCCGAGCATTAACGAATCTCCGTCGTAAAGTCGCCTGCATCCACAACCCGCAATCCACGCCAACGAGCAAGAGCTACTTCGGCGGTTGCCCCGACAGAACTTGACCAGCCACGAAGGACCGCAAGTCCGTCCCCATTACTGGGATTGAGGGACATGATAGCGGTTATATCGCGTCGAATGATTTTGTCGCAGCATTTCGTCGCTAATTCCAAATTTGGGTTATTGGGGTCGATTCCATCAGCCCGATCTAACTCGGCAGGATTGATTACGTTAAATCCTGATGCGATGCCGAGTTCGGCGGCTTTGTCAAAGGCGGCGAAATTTAGCCGAGGATAGCCCCTCATTGGGCCGCAGATATAAAGAGTTGATTTCACTATGCGAGCGTCTGAACCACAGTCATAAACGGTTGGTTTCTCCTCATCGCGGACAAACTGATTGTATCGAGGCATATCGTCTATTCCGACGGGCAATAGACCTAGAGCGATCTCATGCTCGTAATGAGCGACGAACATAGCATTGCACATAATCGCGGCAATGTGATCTTCTTCTCGTCTGTTCTGTTGGTACGCCAAAAGATGCCGATATAGGGAAGCAATACAGCGGCTGATGGGAATACCGGATTCCCAGTTTCTTTCGGAATACTTTTGAGCGCCAAGTTTGAGCCAGTCTCCGAGTCTTTCTAGGGCGAAGGGCGAAATCAGATCGGGGCGGGATTTATCATCAGCGGTATCCCGTACAGCCCCGGTAGAAAACTCTTGTCGTTTTCCGCTGTCGTGCATTTGAGTCATTTTATTTTTGTCCTTTCATCAACAAGCGAATGGAAGAAATAAGGATATAGACGGGTTCAATTCGGGTAATCCCGCCTATCGTTATTTCGCTAATTGATTTTTGCCGATATAGCGGCATGATATTCTCCGGTTAAGAATTTTTCTAGTTCCCATGAATCCATCCAGGGGGGAATCCATAGGTGATACTCCAATCCGCTATCCCTATATTCTACCCGAACAAACCGCCATTTGTCAAGACCTTTCGGCGGGTTTAATACCGATTCTTCGGCGACAGATAGGATAAGATTATTCATTGCCCTTCTCCCGTTCGACAGGGGCTTACTCCCAAATATCTGGTTCCAGCCCTCGTACCATTTCTTTCGGTTATACGGACGATATGCGTCGCCTTTACCGTTCATAATCCAATATCCTCTGTCCGACATGTATGACGTGCTCCATCTCATCAATGCCGTAGCGTAAAGTGTCAATTAGTTCTTTTCGAATTTTCGCCGTATCCTCTGGTGAATGCAGCTTAGGTGGCGATGCCACATTTACACTTATTCGAAAAGTTAATATGTTCGTCTTGGAAACTGGATCAACTCGTTCTTTGACTTGAAAATGATCTAATATTTCTTGTATGTTCATCTCATCACCCAATAATAGGCAGCAGCACCAACAATAAATGCCAGACACCACAACGCCCCGATAAGTTTATTCACGCTTTTCCATCCTCTGACAGTCTTTACACGGATACCTAATATGGCATGTACAGACGGGTTTAATTCGTGGCTTTTTAGTTTTAGGTTCCTCGGCAACAGGTCGATAGAATCCACGCTTCTGTTTCAACATCTATCCACCGCCGAATTCTAAGGCGGCGTGTTGTTGCAGTTTAATGCCGGTAAACACTTTGAGCCTGCTGCCGTCGGCAAAATTGTGGCGGGCAACTCCGCATGTGGGATAGAGCGAAATTAGGACTCGTACCAACCATCTAACGGAATGACCTAATTCGCCATTTTTGCTCGCCCACACTTTCCAGCATTCGTACAATCGTCCTTGCGGGACGAAGAAGGATTCTCCGCATCCAAGATCGCAGCAGTCGTCTACAAACTCCGCAAATGGCGTGAGTTCGCTGCGTATCCGCACTAATATTTGATTATGTTTGGCCGGAAGTGTGAATAACCGGTTTATCCTCAACCGTTTTAACCCGTCCAAAGCCCACAAGAGAATACCCGATGCTTCGGTCTTTAACCGATCCTTAAGCGTGCAATCTTCCCGACCCGCAAACGTCAAAAGAAATTGAATAGTTAAGATTCTCGACTCGATTGCCCGAACAAAGTCGGGTAATCTCGGCATTGTATTCGCGGCCATCGTAAATCGCGTATTTAGATGGATGCACGTTTGGGTTATGTCTTGGCCTTTCTGCTCAATTGTTACTACATCATTGCCGGTTATGCGCTTCAATACATTTAATGCCTCTGTCGCGTCGTAATTTAATCCAACCGAAACATCTCCGATCAAAGCAGATAGTTTTCCAATAAACGGATACAGACCAAATCGGCGAGTATAATCGCGGAATGTGGTCGCAACAATTTGTTTTTCTCCGAGGATGTGGGCAAGAACCTCCAAAATTGTTCCTTTACCCGCTCTCGGAGGACCGAGCAGCATCATAAACTTCTCATAGGAGTTGTCAGGAATCAGATTATATCCAAACCACTCCTGCAACAGAATTTTCTTTGAATCATCATCCGAAAATATCCCGGATAAGAATTTCTTCCATTCGGGGCAGGTGGCTGACAGATCGAATTCGTAGGGGTATCCGGCCAAGGTAAAAAATTCCGGTGTAAGCGGGGATAGCGAAAAATCGCCGCACATACATTTTTCTATATCTAGCATTCCATTGGGAAAAACCAAGATTCGCGTTGGATCAGGACGTTGATTTTGATTCGTTAGCCAACATGGTACATCTGATGCTGCGGCGGTACAAAATGCCAATGCAGCGTCAAGGATTTGATCCAACTTAAATTTGGTTGGCTCGTAGTCTGTTATGTCAAACCCGCCAGCCTTGAGTTTTTTGTACTTTTTATCTCCAAAATAATTGTACAAAGATTTCCGTAGAAGTATTTTATCAATTTCCTCGTAATACTGTCCGGTGAAACTAAACCAGTCTCCATGCAAATACTTGAGCGTGTAAATCTCACCTTGCCGATACGTCGCGTCAAGCCATATACGGGCAAGTTCCAGAGGGGCGACACTGGCAAGAATTATACTGGTACTTGTTTGATCGCCTTTAAGTTGTACGAACCGTAGCAACTGTTCCTGAGTAAGTCCCTGTCGGACCCATTGGCGAAAATCTTTAGTCCCATCCGGTGGCAGCAGTTTAACGATAGTTTTGACAACGGGTTTCAACAGATCGAAGGTTTGTTCCATGCCCCTTTTGCCCGCCCCGGAATCGTTTTCTCCTATGATAATGACTGAACTAACGCCTTGCATTAGTTCAGCCAGCATCGACATTCCACCCTCGGCGGATGGGCGACCAACAGCCACAAAACCAAGATCGTAGGCGGCAGCCGCGTCAGTATGCCCCTCCACAATTAGAACAGGCAAGTCCGTAGTGGCGAGCGGCGAGCGGAATTTCTTCATGGGATGAAAGGAACCGGAAACTATCTCGTGTATATAACCGCCCGACAGGCACGTATGTACCGCACCTTGGGCAGTTCGCATACATAGTACAAATCGCGGCGTTTCCGAACTTCCGTCTAAGCAACACCAATCGGGTTTTTGACATATTGGGCAAAGATTGTCCTCATTGACCCGCAGCCATTTCTGACGCGACGGGTCATACCCCTCTGATACCGCTACCGGAACAAACGCTAACCCGCGTTTAGAGCCGCTAATGCACGTCTTTTTACCATCCCAAAAGCGTTGCAGCAGACCGATAATATTCCCACTAGCGTCTCGTTCGGGAAAAATCCAGGCATTTGTCTCTGCATTATATCCGGCGTCAAGTGCATACAACGCTTTTGGGCTTACCCCTAGTTGCTCGGCTAGGGTTGCAACCATCTCAGGGGTTATATTTGTTCGGTATATTTCATGTCGGTCGGCGAACTCTGTCACTATAGTTTCAATCCGCACCCCCGCACGGGGGCGACCCGACGATGCTTGATAGAATACGATATTCGTCGCTAGAACGGCAGATGCGCGATCTGGTCCAATGTTTTATTTCGAACTTGTTCCCATTGTTCAGGAGTAAACGCGGTTTCATCTTCACCGATTTCCGCAATAGCCTTCGTCCATGCGGCTCGTAGCGCGGCATCGTCGCATTCATCGGTCAAACGAAGATCATTGACTGACTTCCAAGCGTCGATCTTGGTACATCTTGGCTTAGCCGGAACAGCAACCATCTTAGGCTTCTTGATCGTGGTGGTTTCCACAGTAGGACGATTCGGCGGTTTCGGTGCGGTCTTTGGCGTCGCCGGTACTATTGTTTTTCCCAGAAACTTACGGTCTAAATCTTCTAATTCCGCTGGCGTTGCTCCGCGTAGCCCACCAAGAACAGAGCCGTCAACTTTGCCGAAATTTGTAACTTGGAGGCTTTTCACTCCGTTGTATTCGTTCCATTCAACCTGAAACTGACAGGCGACAGTAGACAAGTTTTGAACCGCCAGACCGGCATAGCTCAGACCATTCCAGCCGAACGCTTCAACAATCTGGTCATGTTTGAATAGTTTGCCCGCGTCATTGGCAAGAACAGCATAGCCGATAATTTCTTGCCCATATTCCTCCCATGAAACCCACTCACTCTGAGTCGGGTCAAAGAACTCAGTAGCCTTCAAGCGAATGTTAAGTTGTGGAAACCCATTTTTTGTTTTACCGACAGTGTGGTCCAACACGCGACCTTTAAAAATTCCGTCACGATCTACAAGATTCATCATTTTATCTCCTGACACGCCTTACGTAGAGCTACTCTGTCTCGCTTCGAATTCCCCGGAGTCTAGTATTGCTACGATATTCGGCTCACGAACAAGATAGACTTCTTCGTCACTGGCCATTATGGGAATTGCCGAGGCGGTATAGTAAACAACATGATCCCCGATAGTGATAGGGGGTATCAGTTGAATCCCGTTATGCGTAAATACTCCCGGTCCTACCGCCAACACTTCTCCACGAGCAAATTGTTTCCCAATTTCAGAGTTATCGGGAAGCAGTATCATTCCTTTCTTTTTGTTCGTCCAAGGTTCTTTACGGATCAGAACGTGATCGGCGAGTGGTTTCATTTAGTTTCTCCAAATAAATATGTCCATAGCGAAATATCGTTCGGTGTAGAAAATGCGATTACTGGTTCACTTATTGTCCTTGACTTGGCGAAATAATGCGCTTCGGGATGGACAAAAATCGCCCTGGTAACGTCACCTGAAATCTTACCCGGCCTTATAACTTCATTTGTTCGCACATTTCGTTTTTCGTCTTTAATTGTTTGCTGTGTATGGCCGATCTTGACAACGTGGTCAGCCCACTCGCAGAAATGTAGCCGAACCGAAGTCTTTTCGCTGTACGGATGGGACAACTTCGGACCTTCATACAAATAGTCAGTCCCGCCAGGATTCGCTTTACGAATCGCCATTGACTGGCAAATCAGACAAGCATTAACTCCGCATCGAACAAGAGCATCGAGGTCTTGAAGTATTAGCCGCATTGTATCGAACAAATGTGTGTAGCCCTTGCCGAAACCGTAATCTTCCAGACGGGCGACATGCCCACCCTTTTCATGTAGAATGTTGGCGAACATCCACGGCTCGGCAAGATTCTCTAAGACCGTTGCGGTGTCAATCACACAAGACGACCCAGTAGGCCATAGGTCTAGTTGATGAAGCGCATCGCGCACATCTTGGAAGGTCTCAATCGCGTTAATATGCTTAATCGGTTCACCAGTCTTGGGGTTGCGAATCTTTCGACCGCCATCGTCGAGACCGATGAAGATCGCTCCCGGCAACATTGAACACAATGTGGTTTTCCCCTCACCGGACTCACCATAAACGATGATTTTCTCGCCTTGTCCCGCACCGGTCCAGGGGACTGCATCAAACCGTTTGGGTACATGAGTCTTAGCCGTTATTGGGGGAGGCGGCGGGGGTAACGGAGTTGGTCCAGGCATTTGAATATTCCTCGTAGACGTTGGGTTATTGTGTTCCTGTGAATCCATCAGGTATTTCTCCATCCTCCACGTTAATACCGTGATAACAGATAGATTTGAAATCGCAATATCCTCTGCCCCTGCACGAATTCTCGTTTGTAAACCACGTGCAGTCTCGCGTCATATTTTGAATTGCTTTAGCGAGTCGTTCAAGTTGTTGCTCGAAGCGAATCAACTGGCTATCGGTTCTGGCGATTTCCCGCCGAACGAAGTAGAAGGTTGGTCGTTCGGTAATGTCTTGCAGAAGTCGCATACCATATTCTTCGGAAGTCTCAGTTTTCTTCAACCTAATAGCAGGTTTACGAAATACATCATATAGTACCCCATCAACCGGAGGATTAAACCGACGACCGGCTAAAAGATACATATTGATTTGTGTGTCGAGAGATAGACCATCCCAAAAATCCGAATCGCTATCAAGGGATTGAGAAGTTGATTTCGCTTCTAGAACTAACCTTCGACTATCCGATTGAACAAGTTGATCTATCTTCCCAACAATTTGAACGTCGGGGTCAAAGCGTACAGACAATGTAAAATGTTGTTCCCGCTCCAATGTTTTGAGAGTGTCACTCTGATACACCCAGAGCCACCCCGCAATAGCGTTGGCTAAAGTCTCCCGCTCGACCGCCCAAGCCTCTGGCGTTTTGTTACGGGGTACTGTAGCGTACTGCTGATGCAGCCACGCAGAGGCACGAGATACAGCATCCTGTTTGGCGGAATAGAATCCCGTCCCTTGGCAAACTGCACAAGATGGGTCGGCTAATTGAACTAGAGAACGTGCGAAGCATAAACAAGGATCATCGACTCTAGCGGTTACGAGTTCTAGACAAGTGTGCCAATTGGTCCCGATTCTTTGAGCGTCGGTTGACTCAATCGGCCTGAGTCCGAGAACATGATTGAGATAATACCGATAGGGGCAGGCTTTGAACCGAGAAATCGAGGAAGCTGATAGCTTCAAAGGTTTCATGCGACCCTCAAGTATACCATAGGTTTGGTGGATGTCAAGTACAAATCCATTGGTAAATTTCCCGCAAGTAATTGGCCGCTATCATCCAAAATCTATATGCAAAACTTTTCCGACGCCATCGAAAATTCCATTTTTGTATAATACCGCTGAATGGCTCGGCAATACCCGCACATGGACCTGTAGCCAAACAGTTCAAACATTGCACGCTAAACGTCGGGGAGATAAAACGGATTGCCTGTCGAATTACAAGTCTGATACTCCCGCAAAAAGGACAATGTTCAACTTGTCCCCGAACAAAGAATGCCCCGGAATCCGGTATACGAGAGTCATTGAGTGACGCCATGTATTTTTCGTCCATCGCTGTTGTCTCCATCGAACCATTAGGTAAGAAAACCGCCCTTTCGCAGTTGATTTTTAAGATCATTTACCGACGTTACGACGAAATGCGGGATACAAGCACCGTTGCAAAAAGATTGAAATTTTTGCTGGTCAACAGATAATTTACCTTTACCGTCCCGACGTTTGCATTCAATTTCAACATGGATATTTTCCGCCCGCCCCATTAAACACCATATATCCGGCGCTCCCTTGTATCCTATGCTAATTCCGCCCCCGCCCTCAAAGGCGAAAAATCCTGTGGTTCGTCGTTCGACATAGATGATCTGTGGTTGGGACCGCATCCATTTAAGACATTCACGTATTACCCCGGCTTCGGCACTTTTAGATCGTTTTTGTTTCTGTTTACTCCGATTTTGTTCGGCACAATATGGGCATGTTTCGCTGGTGATTACGTCATACCAACCGCTACAAACCGGGCATTGAATCGTGTCCATTAGTTCTCATCCCGCGATGTTTCAATCGCTCTTTCGTTTTCCATTTTCCACCCTAGCACCCATGCTCGTTGTTCGGGCGTACCTGATTTGTACGGACAGTTACCACATTTTGTTCCCTGCCGCCAAGCTCGTACCCCCTCAGCGGCGTTACCCATAGGTTTACCGATCTTGGCCGCTAGACGTTTTTGATTAAGGATTACGTTTCGTCGTTGCCGTTTTTGATAGAACATAAATCATCTTTATTGTATTGCGGATTGAGTTGTATCCATAATTCCGCGATAGCTTGTTGCAGAATTACAGCATATTTGAACTGTTCTTTACTTGACAAGTGTAAGTTCGATTTAATCTGCGTCATTGCTCTAGTCAGATGAACTAGAACCACAGGCCAACACTCTGCCGGTAAACGTACGGTAACAATATGTGCTATTTCCTTTCCCTGTACCATTTTGGCATCGCTCCCATATACAATGCAGCATCACATAATGAAAGGGCAATTAACGGCCATGTACCCCCACCGGTGCATAAGAATAAAATAATCCACAGGGTTTCTTGAGCGACGGCATAGATCGGAGCAATCCATATCTTTTTAACGAACAATAATCGCCCGATAAGATGCGTAATAAAGATCAGAATGGAAAGATAGAGAATCATTTCTCATACCTCTCCGCAGTTTTTCCCTCTGCATTCAATGGTAGACCTTCGGCCCATTCCGGGGTATGTCGTAACGCGGCAAGTTGTATGTCTAAAGCCATTGCCGCGTACTTTTCTGGCGCAACGGAGACAATTTCATCATGGACACTTAGTGCAACTCGCTGCCCGATTCCCGCTCCGTATTTATCCGTTTCTAGAATTGCCAATGCTAGGATGTCGCGGGCAATCGCCTGGACGATATTCTCCACGAGGAAACCCCCCCACAGTCTGACCGATTTGCGGGTATCAGTAGCATTTAATTGTACGAGTTCCTCTCGATTTTGTTCAACTCGTATCCTGATCTTGGGGTAGTAGAGAACGCGGCTAGAGGGCAATCGTACAGAAATAACCCCGTTCAGGCTAGTAAAGAGAACATGACTACTGACTCCGATTGGTAAAGCAAACTTCTCTATCGGGTTTTTTGCTACATATTTGAATCCCCGTTCTACGTTATACCAGAGAGTTACGACCTTGGGGTGAGTTTGTCGATAGGCGTAAATTGCGACTTCGGATTGATGCGGAGCAACAGTCAAATTATACGGCGGCTTTGCCGCCATAGCCATAAATTTCGTAGGCCCCATTCCAAATCCGCACCCAAGCTCGGCGCATTTTCCCAATTGTCGCATGGAGTCCGGTTTATTTACAGGTCGGCCAATAATTGCAGCGGCTAATTTGCAGTACGGGTCTGCCCCACTCGCATAAAGATCAAGAATATTCCACTGACCAGCCAGCCAGTTTACAATGCGGGCTTCAATTTGTGCTGCATCGGTTATAAGTAGCACATGATCGGGCGGCGGTACGATAATAGTGCGAACTTGATTAACCAAATTCTCCTTGCTGCGAGTTCCAAAATTCTGCGGATTGATACCCTCGGTTCCACTCCATCGACCAGTATGTCCTCCATAATATTTAAGCGGTATTGGCAACAATCCATCCATAGCTTTCGATTGGGCGACCAATGATTCAACTCGCTTAATATGAAGCGGCCAGGATTTAATAGCTAGCCGGGCATTCACTAGGTCGCGAACTTTTTGATTTGAATGTGATTGCAACCGCTTTAACGCTTCATCATCCTTGCCCAATGCCGGAATCATCTTCTTTTTGCCGCATTTCAGGGGTATTTTTTCGTTTCCAAGTGTCTGTTGCAGCGTCATAAAAAATAGACCGTCAATACTGTTTTGCCGGAGTTCGGTGGGTGTCATGCACACGTCGTATGCAGCAAGCATCATCTTCGCCCCCATATACTGCTTTATTTCATCGGCTCTATCGCGATCAATCCGCAGTTGCGGGCGCGTATAGAGTTCGAGCGTATGTTGCATTAACCGAAGTTCAATGTCCGGCCAAGAAAGACTCAGCAACAATATCCTGAATATCCGATGCTCTAGTTCGGCATCATTACAGGAGTATTCAGTCATTTGCCTCTGTTGTTCCGCCGTCATTTGCTCCCAGGTCAAGCCTATCGCCCAAGAACTATCGCCCTTCTCACCTATCTTAAGGCGCTTCGCAAGATGGGCAAGATCGTTTTGATTGCGACTATCGACATGTCGGGCGAGAGAAAGAGTATCAATTACATGGTACGGATAAATGCCATATCGAAAGGCAAGGATTCCACAGTCGAACATGGCATTGTGGCAGATTACCGTTGTGTCGTTTTCTAAACGATGTCGTCCGGCCTCTAACTCGTCCGTAAATGTGGCATAATCCAGAAAAGTAGCCGAGTCATTGTTTTTCTTAATAGCAACTCCCAACACTTGAAATCGCGGGTCTTTGATATATTCAACTGTTGACATGCGACCCCTACCAAGTCGATAATCCTTTGTCGTATAGGTTTCGAAATCTATGACGAGGGTATCGGTCGGATAGCCGCAGGATTTAAGGATTTCGGAAATCATTTACCACCGTTGCTAGGTCTCTGAATAATTAAAGATCGCAGTTCCGTCGGAAGTAAAATACATGATGAATTCTCCCGCACGGGCATTCAAGAATCGGCAGTTCTATAACGGTTCTACCAGAAATCTTTTTGATTAGGAGCTTCAATAGTCTATACAGAAGTCCGCTCATTTCTTTTCCCCCAATCGCCACCCTCTTGCAATATCGGGTACAATGTCGAATGCAGGCGCACCACCACGGAGAAGGGAATATCCAAACTTCAATCTCCGTTCCAGGGTGGACGCGATATTCTCGGTTGGCTGTTTGCAAAACGACCAATACACTTTTACGGTATTTTGTAGGTAGTCTAGGGCAATCGCACAAAAATCCTCCGGTAAGATTTTTTTGTACGCTACAAATTTTTCCAGTAATTGTTCGTAGGTTAAGTCCAGACTCAATGCAATATAAGGTAAAAACCGATCAATCGCCCCGGTAATTGACGTGGTTATATACCGCTGACGAAACGACCACAGAAGGTCTTTAAGCCGCATCCGAAAATTTTCTTTCGCTTCCTCGGCTGCCGTCATATATCACCGTTTTCTTTTATTTTACAATCCTCATATTCCGCGATTAGCCGACGATATAGCTCTAGTTTAGCGCATTCCAACGCCCCGATCATTTCATTGTATCGGGCATACGCCGGTGCGATATTCTGTTCGTCGAGAAGCCCCCAAACCAATTTGGTTACGATATAGTTAACAAGACCGGCACGTTGACCGGACTTTGCCAGACGGCGAATCTGATCTTCTAGAATTTGGATATAACAGTTTAATTGTCCACGTTGTTCCTGTGCGATATACGGCATTAAATCACTCCAAGAGTTTTAGCACTTTCCTTAGATGATTCTCAATTTGTCTCACCATCCCGCCATCAAGCCGGACCAGTCGGGTTTGATGCACTATCAACAGAATGATCGCTCGTTTTACATCCTTGAGATACTTCATTTACCGGCCCTCAAGGCCCGCGTCCGCAAGTAAATCAATATGGCAGTACCGCAGATCGCTTCTATGACCACAGCCACTGTATGTGCCATCACCAATACTCCTTTGTCGGTATACCAAGTAGATTCAATACTTGGTGCAAGTGATACCGAATCATCCGCAGGTCGTTCAGTCCGACACCATGCAATCGGCTATATTCTAGCGTTTTAATCGCTTGTTTGACAAATAAAAGGCTCTGTCCCGGAGATAATTGGTCTCCGGTTTCTAGGCTACCAGTGGACGATTTGTTTTCATGCTCCGCAGCCGGAGTCATATTTTTGTCGTCCCTAATAAAACAGAGCCATAAAGCCAGAGGCCGGTGCTGCCCCGGCGTTTCCCGATTTACAGGACCGGGCGACTCTTTTACTCTGGCTTATACCGCCGATTCTAGCAGCAAGCCGAAGCTCCTGGGCTGTTTGGCGGTATAACTGGTGGCTACACACATGCGGGGCGACCGCGACCGCGAATCCCCACTCCGGCATCGACCAGAACTCGACGAATGGTAGGAACCACGGTATCCTGTTCCCTGGCCAGAGCTACAAGCCCCGTGCCCTTGTTATACTCCGCGACAATATGCCGCGTAGTATTTGCGTCAAACTCTTTTCTCGGACGTGTCATGGATATTTCTCCTTAACTAGACCCGCCGCAACAAGCGGCATTATGTGGGGAATTGTCGTAACGCTCGTATTGTTCGATCATCGAGGCGACATTCTGCCCGCCACTGATCTCTACGCCGTGAATAGTGAACCTGCCTCCATATACGAAAGACGGATTCAGCGAATCTATCTTTAACGGCATACTGCCCCGATCTATCGCAGAAGCGTGTTATCAACCGATAGATATAACCGTTTGCAAGTGTAGGATGTTCTCGCCGACGTATTCGCCGCACCTCAAATCTGAGAACTTGATAGGCGATAAAATAGCGCATCTGCATTTTTCGTTTTGCTAAAGACTGACGCCAAAGATTCATGCTGCTACGTCCTTATTCGGGTTCGTCCCAGTCGATTTCGCTCAGATCGGCCCCATGCAGGCTAATATCTAAATTAGTCTCTGTCAGAACGGTACGTCTGTATTCGGATTTTTGCAAAGGCCCGCATCAATTAGTCGCTTTGCCGTTCGGCGGTATGACACCGGAAACAACGCCAAACTACGTCCGTCGATAAGACATTGAAACAATTCAATGATTTGCTCAGGCGTTAGTTTATCAGCCTCAAAGTCCATCAAGGATTGAATCAACCGGATTTCATTCGCTCTGTCCGTCGTCATACATCGCCACTGTAAATCGTGTGATCGTAGTTCCATTGATGTTGACACTGGCTCATGCCTTCTCCTTCTCATCGCCATTGCGGCGGGAGGGAGTCGAACCCTCGACTGCCGGACCGTCCACCCGATGCAGCTTGCCCGCGCGATACCATGCCTTGTCTCCGTTCACCCGCACGACTGCCGGACCGCCCACTCGATGCAGTTTGCCCGCGCGATACCATGCCTTGTCTCCGTTCGCCCGCACGACTGCCGGACCGTC